GGTTTCAATAGTGATTGCTGTAATCATTGCAACCTCGGCATATTTCAGCATATTGGCGCGGCTTGAAGGCATGGAGCGCGAAATGCTAAAAGACCAGATAAATATAGCCATGAACAACGAGTTCCGCATCAAGTGGCCTCGCGGCGAGCTTGGCGCGTTGCCCGCTGACGCAAGGCAAGACATGCTAATCGAGAGCCTTGAGCGCCGAATAGAAGAGCTAAAGGAAAGACCAAGCAGTGCCCAGCCCGATGTAGATCGGCTAACGGTTCGTTTGGATGGGTGGATTGAGCGGGTTGTCCGCTTAGAGGACGGGGCTAAAGAAGATGACGATTAGTAGAGCGCAAACTGCCAAGCAGGTCGAGAACGCCCCAGCCTCCAAGAAAGTTAAGAAAGTGATGGGTGAGTTCAAAAAGGGGGCTCTGAAGTCTGGCGGTTCTGGGAAAAAGGTGACCAGCAAAAAGCAGGCAGTTGCTATTGCCCTGTCAGAAGCGGGTTTGAGTAAGCCGAAAAAAGCGTCTGCTGGAGGCCGCATGCCAAAAGCCAAGTGCAGAAACGGTATCGCCATGCGCGGTAAAACCAGAGGGGTGGTTGTTTAAATGGCGACTAGCGGGACAACCAACTTTACTCTGGACTTGTCAGATATAATGGAGGAGGCATTTGAGCGTGCCGGCTCGGAACTCCGTAGCGGGTATGACTACAAGACTGCTCGTCGGAGCATTGATCTGCTCATGCTTGAGTGGCAAAACCGCGGCCTTAATCTCTGGACGGTACGAGACGCCACGTTGGCTCTTGTTGCAGGAACGTCGTCATACGACCTTACATCTGAGAAGTTAGACATAATAGAAGGGTTGTTGCGCACCGACGCGGGCGACACGTCCAAGCAGTCCGACCTGACCATGCAGAGAATCTCGGTCAGCCAGTACGCTCACCAGACCAATAAGCTGACTCAGGGGCGACCGCTCCAGTATTACGTTGAGCGTAAGCCGACTGGGATTACAGTGCATTTCTGGCCCGTGCCAGATGCCACAACCAGCTACACATTCGCCTACTACTACCTAGACCGCATTGAGGACAGCGGCAAGCCGGCATCCAACAACATGGATGTGCCTGCTCGCTATCTGCCGTGCCTTGTTGCGGGGCTGGCCTATCAGATTGCCAGCAAAAAGCCAGAGTCAATGAGCATCGCGCCTGCCCTCAAGCAGGTGTATGAGGAGCAGTGGAACCTTGCGGCGGATGCATCTCGCGAGAAAGCCGCTCTGTATATGGCGCCGGGAGGCTACAACGACCTATGAGCAGTTATGCTAAGGGTAAACATGCTTTCGGCTTTTGTGACCGGACTGGATTCCGTTACCCACTGCGCGACCTTGTCCGTCAGATTGAAGACGGGCGATGGAATGGCCTGCTAGTTGGCCGCGATGTGGTGGATCAGGACCAGCCCCAGCTTAAATTGGGGGATGTCAATGCGAGCGATCCGCAGGCTCTTAGATACCCTAGACCTGACAATTCACTTGACGAAAGCCGCGCTTTGTCTGCCTTTGATCCCGTTGGTGGTGGCAATACAGCTCTTGGGAGCCGCACTGTGGGCCTTGACATGGCAGGCGTGGTTGGGCGCGTAACAGTAGAGACTTCCTGATGGCGTTTACCTTTACCACGTTGAAGCAGGCCATACAGGACTATACGGAGTCCAACGAGACCAGCTTCGTCAACAACCTGCCGACCATCATTCAGCAGGCGGAAGACAAGATTCTCAAGACGGTACAGCTACCCGACTTTCGCAAAAATGTGGAGGGGTCTGTCGCCGCGGGCAGTCAATATCTGGTCATGCCATCGGATTTTTTGACACCTTATTCATTAGCGATTGATAATTCCGGATATGACTACCTGATCTTCAAGGATGTTAATTTTATCCGGCAGGCGTATCCAGTGGCTGGAACGACCGGCGCACCCAAGTATTACGGCATCTTTAGCCGCACGGCATTTATCCTTGGCCCCACCCCAGACGCGGCATACGACGCGGAACTGCACTATTTCCACAAGCCCACCTCCATTACTACCTCCACAGACGGCACTAGCTGGCTCGGCACTAACGCCGAGTCCACACTGCTTTATGGCTGTCTTGTTGAGGCGTACACCTATTTGAAGGGCGACCCAGACCTGATGCAGTTGTACGCCCAAAGATATATGGAGGCGCTGGCGAAGCTGGAGGAGCTGGGTGAAGGATACAGCACAACAGACAGCTATCGCGGCGGAGAGGTCAGGAAGCCTCGGTCATGATTGATGCCACTGTCGGTAACGTGTTTGTAGAAACAACATCCAACAGGGGGTTTACCCCGGAGGAAGTTGCTGAGAGGTGCTTGGACAGGATTGTCTACATAGCTGAAAGCGCCGCGCCAGAGGTGCGGGCGCAGGCTGAAGCATTTAGAGCCGACATCAGGAAGCTCCTCGTCCACTACATGAAGGAAGCCATAAAAAGCGACCGAACCACTGTTTACAACGCCCTGTGTGATGCAGGGCAAAAAGACCTAGCCGAACTTATCAGGAGACTTTGATATGGCTTTTAGCGGAAACTACATGTGTACCTCGTTCAAGCAGGAACTGCTTGTAGGCTCACACAACTTCACCGCCAGCACCGGAGATACTTTCAAGCTGGCTATGTATGACAACAATGCGAGCTTTGACGCCTCTACCACCGATTACACCGCCACTGATGAGGTAAGCGGTACGGGTTATTCTGCTGGCGGCGGCACGTTAACGAACGTCACGCCTACCACATCAGGAACAACGGCGTTGACCGACTTTGCCGATCTCACGTTTAGCTCATCCACGATCACTGCTCGCGGGGCGCTTATCTACAACACCACAACCGGCGCCGGCTCGGGTACGACTGACTCAATTGTTGTGCTGGACTTTGGTGCGGACAAGTCATCCAGTGCGGGCGACTTCACTATCGTATTTCCAACTGCTGACGCATCTAACGCTATTATTCGGATTGCATAATCATGGCTCTTGTTCTGAAGGACCGCGTAAAAGAGACGACCACCACTACCGGCACGGGAGCGATATCGCTGGGCGGTGCCGTGACAAATTTCCAAGCGTTCTCGGCTGTGTTGTCAGACGGTGATACGACTTATTACGCGATTGTTGACACAAACAATACCGAGTTTGAAGTGGGCTTGGGAACGTATGCCAGTGGTGGTGACACGTTAACAAGAACGACCATCCTTGAAAGCTCCAACAGCGGATCGGCGGTCAATTTCTTGGCGGGCAGTAAAAACGTATTTATTGCCTACCCTGCTGAAAAATCCGTTTACCTAGACGGCTCCAACCAGCTTGTCATTAATGGCACGGCGGTTACTTCTACTGCCGCAGAGCTAAACCTATTGGACGGCTCTACAGCAGATACTGTGGTTAACTCCAAGGCGGTCATTTATGGAGCGGCGGGGCAAGTTACGGCCAGCGAGCTTGATGTAGACAACATCCAGATAGACGCTAACGCCGTTAAGTCAACGGACACCAACGGCAACATCCAGTTGTTTCCAAATGGCACGGGATTTACCGAGCTATACGGCAACACCAATGCCGGTAAGATTCGCTTCAACTGTGAGGTAAATACGCACGGTGTCACCTTACAGGGACCGCCCCACAGCGCCGCCGCCACTTACACCCTTGAGCTACCGAATGCAGATGGCACCAGTGGTCAGGCTTTGGTGACGGATGGGTCAGGAAAGCTGTCTTTTGATGACGCAGGAATTAGCACAGGCAAGGCCATCGCAATGGCCATTGTATTCGGATAGGAGATAAATAATGGCCGCACCAAATATTGTCAATGTTTCGACAATCACGGGTAAATCGTTTTACCTAGCATTGTCCACCACAAGCGCAACCTCGCTTGTCAGCAACGCCGCTTCCAGCGGGAAGGTGTTTAAGATCAACATGATCCAAGTAGCTAATGTCGATGGCAGTAACGCCTGCGATGTTACTGTGGATTATCACACCCAAGATGACATTGGCGGAACCGCGTACTCGCTGGTTTCTACTGTGTCCGTTCCAGCAGATGCGTCACTGGTTGTCGTTGACAAAAACACAGCGCTGTATCTTGAAGAAGACCGCTCCATTTCGGTCACGGCTGGCACTGCCAATGACCTTGAAGTCCTCGTTAGCTACGAAGAAATCAGCTAATAGGAGCCTTTCATGGCTAAAAACAAAGGTGGTTTTATTGGTCAGGACGGGCTAAACGCTCCAGACTCGCCTACTGGCGTGTCAGCCACGGCGAGTGACGGGGAAGCGACTATATCGTTTACTGCGCCTTCTGATGTCGGCGGGTCGGCCATTACCGGCTATCGCGCCCAGTCTAATGATGGGATTGGCGGATCAGGATCATCTTCCCCCGTAACAGTCACGGGCCTGACAAACGGCACAAGCTACACGTTTAATGTGTGGGCGATTAATGCGTTTGGGTATTCTGCACCAAGTGATGCGAGCGGGAGTGTAAGTCCCATTGATACGAGCAATAGAGCTATCTATGCTGGGGGAGAAGATAATTCTGGTCGTATAGATATAATTCAATATTTTAATATCACATCTACCGGCAATGCCACGGATTTTGGAGATTTGGCATCAGCTAGATCCCGTTTCGCTGGATGCGCATCTTCTACTAGAGGAGTATTTTCTGGCGGCGAGGCACCAAGCGCAGATAATGTAATTCAATACATCACTATTTCTTCCACAGGGAACTCCACTGATTTCGGAGACTTATTGGGTGCCACATCAGCCCCAACTAGCTTATCAAGTAGCACTAGAGGTGTCATTGCTGGCGGGGAGCTTGGTTCTTATTCAGATGTAATTCAATACATCACTATTGCTTCCACAGGGAACGCTACGGATTTTGGTGATCTACGCTTTGCTGTAAGTTTTCTCTGTTCATGTGCTTCTTCCACAAGAGGGGTAATTTTTCCCGGAAGTACAACTTTTACTGCTAACAAGAACGATATTCAATATATCACTATTGCATCTACTGGTAATGCTGTAGATTTTGGTGAAACTCTTGCTAATAATGAAAATGCCTCGGGGTGTTCAAATAGCACACGAGGTTTGATGGGGGGTGGGGAAACTAATGCTATTCAATACATTACTATCGCCTCTACTGGTAATGCAACTGACTTTGGTGATTTAAACTTTACAGGTGGATCAACTCAATGGAACCAGTTAGCGGCTTGCGCCAATGATACACGAGCAACTTTTGGTGGAGGATCTCAATTCGGCACAACTACAAATGCGATTAGCTATGTAACAATTGCTTCGACAGGCAACGCCTCTGATTTCGGAGATCTTGTATCAGTTTCTAAGTCCCTTGCCGCCTGCTCCAATGCCCACGGAGGACTCTCCTAATGCCAAATTATCAAGGCGTTTGGTCGCTCTCCGCGCAGTATCAGAATGCCACTATCTGGCCGGGGGCAGATCCCGCAATAGATTATTTAGTGGTCGCGGGAGGCGGCGGCGGCGGCTCCAGCTATGCGGCAGGCGGCGGCGGAGCGGGTGGCCTTTTAACGGCAACTGGTCTGGGTTTGACCAGTGGTGCTACATATACTGTGACTGTTGGCGGTGGTGGATCGGCAGGAACTAACGGCTCTAATAGCGTCCTTTCGGGAGCCGGAATAACTACGGTGACTGCAACTGGCGGCGGTGCTGGTGGAACTTACAGCGGAAACGCTCCCGGTGCTGGCGGATCAGGCGGTGGTGCTAACTACCAATCTGGTCTTACAGGCGGATCAGCTACCGCTGGTCAAGGAAATGCTGGCGGTAATACGACAGCCTCCTCTGGAGTTGGAGGCGGCGGCGGTGGTGCTGGCGCGGCAGGCGGAGACGGTGTCTCCGGTGCCTCTACGGCGGGCGCTGGAGGGATTGGCGTTCAATCTTCGATTACCGGATCTGCTGTCTACTATGCTGGTGGCGGCGGAGGCGGATTGCAAAGTGGTTTCGCCAGTGGCCCCGGTGTTGGCGGGAATGGCGGCGGCGGAGCGGGCGCTCCTTCGGCTGGAGGGACGGGAGTTGCTGGCACGGCAAATACCGGCGGCGGTGGTGGCGGAAGCTGGGATATTGGTACAGGAGGCGCTGGCGGATCAGGCGTTGTAATTATCCGAACTAGAAGCACTGCATCTGCCACAACAGGATCTCCAACCTTAACAACTGATGGCGCTGACAATATCTATACATTCACTGGATCAGGGAGCATCACGTTCTGATGGCGCATTTCGCAGAAATAAACGAAAGAAATGAGGTCTCTAGAGTTATTGTTGTGAATAACGCACAAATCCTTGATAGCACCGGGAGTGAGCAAGAGTTGTTGGGCGTATCCTTTTGTAATGAACTGTTTGGCGGCACATGGAAACAGACAAGCTATAACGGCAATATACGAAAGAATTTTGCAGGGATAGGATACGCTTTTGATTCTGGTCGTGATGCCTTTATAGCGCCTTCGCCTCATGCCAGTTGGGTGTTAAATGAGATTAGTTGCCGCTGGGAGGCACCCGTTGCCATGCCTGCGGACAACAACATGTACGCTTGGAATGAAGAAGAGGTAGCTTGGGAGCAGATAAGTGTCTAAACGTTACCAAGGCAACATTATTAGCGATTCTCCTGTTGAGCCAAGCGGGAACTTTGAAAACTCTACCGCAAGCGGCGTTTGGTCTTTGGCAGAGCAGAACACCTTTAAAGGAGGAGATAACTGGCCTACGGCGGGAAATGCCGCTCCGTTTGGCTTGTTTGCTGGTGGATTTACCAGTATTGCTGTCAACACAATAGAAAAGATTGTATTAACCTCCGCAGGAAACGCTACTGATTATGGCGATCTTACAACCACAAGATACTTTGGTGCTAACGGGGGAGCGGCTAGCACAACGAGAGGTGTTTTTGCCGGTGGTGTTGACGCAAGTCGTTCAAATGTCATGGATTTTGTAAGTTTGACTACGGCGGGTAATGCCACAGACTTCGGCGATTTGGTTGCCGCCAGACAGGGGATAGCAGGCTTTTCAAGTGAGACTAGGGGTATTTTTGCAGGGGGAGATAATTAATGGGGTCGTACAATACCATTGAGTACATAACGATTGACTCAACAGGAAATACCACAGACTTTGGAGACTTACTTAGTGCTAACCGAGATTTTTGTGGCACAAGCTCTCAGACAAGAGGCTTGTTTATGGGTCATGGCGATGGCGGCACGACCAACAGAATACAGTATATAACAATTGCCTCTACTGGTAACGCTACTGATTTTGGCGACCTTACGGTTGGGCGAAACGAATCTGCGGCGGCAGTTTCAAGCTCTACAAGGGCGGTATGCGGGGGAGGCAAGAGTGGCGCAAGTTTTACCAATGTAATGGATTATGTGACCATTGCTTCAGCAGGAAACGCCACAGATTTTGGTGATTTAGTTTACCCAAGAAGATATCACGCTTCTGCCTCTAGCAAGATAACTGGTATTTTTGGCGGGGGGCAAATATCTAGTGGAGGTGTCTCCACATCCGCCACGATAGACAGTATTACTATTGCATCCACTGGCAATGCCGCTGATTTTGGTGACATAACAACTGCTACTTGGGGCCTTAGCGGTCTTTCAAACGCCCACGGAGGTATTCCCTAATGCTTAAAGTAAAAGAAAAAAAAGAATTAGTCGCGCAGGATATTAACATCCATCTGCCTGCCGCTCGACCAGAATACAAGTCTATGCTGGCTAATATACAGGAGAAGGCTCCTGCGATAGCGCAGGCGTCCAGCAACTTCTACAAGTCGCACTCGCAAATGATGAGCGTGACGTTAGATGTGACAGCCATTACGCCGATCCGCTCTGTTAAACACAGCTTGGCAGAGATTGAAAAGACCAAATCGGCTTTGCAGGAAGGTTACTTCCGCATGAAAAAGGATGAGGTCAAGCTGAAAAAGATTGAGCGCAAGATCGGTCAGGAAGAAGACCATCTAGAGCGCGAACTGCTGGAAATTAAGCGCGATGAGTTGATTGCCAAGGCTGAGTCATCACGGGGCTATGTGGAGGGCGCGATTCGCAAGCTAAACTTCTTCACCAATCAGTATGACAGCCTGATGGAAAAGCTGGGCAAGGACACCCTGACCGAAGAGGATTACGAAGAGGAAGAGATCAAGTACCACATTATGACCTGCATGAAGCAGGCGCTAAATGCCGCCAGAAGTCGTAATGGCATGATTGACGAAGGCAACTTGATCTACATATTTGATCTGGGCATTAACGCCGCACAGGCGCAGGCCGAAGTGTTTTCATACCTTCAATGGGAAAATGAACTGGTCAAGCAGGGCAAAGCGCCAGAGCATCATCATACGGTGCAATGGTTGGAAGGCTGTGCTGAAAAGTGGAAGCACTGCCCAACGGATTTTGCAAACAACAGGGGGTTCCAGATTATGGATAGAACCTCATTAACAAACACTCCGCTATTAAAGGACGCAAGTGATGCCGCATAAGGTAGTGAAATACACGCTCACTGAGAGCGGGACGATTCCGACATTTTTGAAGTTTGGTGTACCGCAAGGCACAGGCGGGATGTATGCCGTGCCATCGCTTACACGAAACAGCCCGCAGGATTGGGTTCTGATTGGTATATCTGATGATGGTGCAGACATTTCTGACGCGCTTGAAGAAGTTACATCAAAGGCCGACTTAGAAACATACCTGTCAGACCAAGCCACTGCAAACGGCTGGGCGGATCCAGACCCTAATGACTCAGACGCAACAGTTGCTTTTGACGCGGCGGCTCACGCTACCCGCGTGTGGGATGACCTGACCGCGCTCAACGGCGGTTAGCCAGAAAGTTAATCTGATTCAATCATTAAGGAGCGTATAATGCGTAAGTTACTTGCACTTTTTGTTTTCTTTTCTTTGAGCGCCTCGGCTCAGACCGTCATCAATTATGAAGACGGATCAACGTACACGCTAGCGGGTGACGAGCAGATTTATATTGCCGCAGGATCGTCTGCACTGCATAAAAAGAAAGACTACAGCAATGGAAGTGTTTATTTCATCACCCAAAAACCTTGGAGCAAGCGTGATTACGTTCCAGAGCCACAAGACGAATTTGCTGTCGGCTCGCACGGGTGGTGCAAAGAGTATGCCCCGTGGAGCGAAGGCTTGACGTTTAACATGATTTCATGGCAACGCTACTGCGACACTAACAACGACGGCCAGTACGACGAAAACGACTCGGGCTGGGAAGACTAATTGTAGCTTAACCGCTGGCAGGGGGTGGTAATGGATCAGGGTATGGTAAACACGATTATCACCCTTACTGGCGGCATTTTTGGGTGGTTGCTTAAAACTCTGTGGGACTCTGTGCGCATGCTGGAAAAGACTGACGACATGATCAACGAAAAAGTCAATCGCGTCGAAGTGCTAGTGGCTGGCGAGTACGTCCGCAGGGAGGAGTTCCAAGACGGCGTTCAGCGGCTTTTTACAAAGCTGGACCAGATAGAGGCCAAGATCGACCAAAAGGCAGATAAGTAGTAGGTCATGGCTGGGGTCTCTGTCAATGTCTCTGGCGTCTCCGCCAAGGCCGCGCTTCCAAATCCCGTAGAAGAGCATGGGGGTGCGATCACAGAAAATGCCTTTGCTGAAGCGCCAATTGCCTCAGAGAGCAGTCAGCCGTTTCGCATATCTATCTCGACGGAGGGCTCAATACCGGTATCGGGGGTTGAGGCCACCACTCAAGTAGGTCTACTTGTCTTCAGCGAATCTACCAGTGTCACCGGATTAGCCGCCACAGCGGCAGTCGGCACTGCAATAGTTTCATTGCCTGATGTGGTCGCCGTCACTGGCGTCTCAGCCACAGCAATTGTTGGCGGCAATAAGGCAGAGCTAGGCGGTTCGCTGTTTGGTGGGTTGTCGTTTGCTGAAGAGCCGCTTGCGGGCCTCGCTGATGACACCAACAGCACAATTGACGTTGCGACGGGCGTCAACGCCTCTGTCACGGGCGTAGAAGGCACCGGCGCGGTAGGTAGCGTTGCGATCAATGCCGCCGCAAATGCCCCCGTCACAGGCTTGTCCGCCACGGGCGAGGTAGACAGTGTCAGCGTCACCGGAGACGCCAATGTCAGCCCGACAGGGATTGCCGCAACGGGAATTCCGGGGGCTGTCACGGTTGTGCAGGGATCGGGCGTTGCCGTCGCAATTACCTCGCCAAGGTTGCAGGGTCAGGTCGGCGTTGTTGCTCCAAATGCTCAAATAAAGGTGTTTGTGACAGGCGTTGCTGGAACAGGCCAGACATCGGGAGCGTCCGTTGTTTCTTGGAACGAAATTATTGTCAATCAAGACCCGAACTGGGTTGAAATTGCGGCGTAGGGGAGACCATGCCTAGTACATATAC